AATATGGAGCCGAAATGCGGTTTTATCGACATATCTGGCAAACGTGTATAGAAAACGGCGTTTTGTCGACATATCCGGCTAGTTGTGTAAAGGAAATGGCGTTTTGCTTTACATAAGCTGGTTTGTGTTAAGCCTGCTTCATACGAAGGCTAAAGAAAACCGAAGGAGAAAGGAAACACCCCCCTGATCCCCCCATGACTTCATGAGGAAAGGAAAGAGTAAGGAAAAGAAACTGCTGCCCTCCAATTGAAGTCACAGATTGTGACCGCAAGATGAAGGCAGAGTGTTTCTTCTCTGCTCTGCTGGGTAAGGCGTTTTGGTTCGCCAAAGCCAGTTCTGCCAAGCCGCTGTGATACGCATGCACACTCGCTTGTGGTTCCTTGCGAGTAATGCCCATAAAGAGAAAAACCGCCGAGTGTAGCAGCACAGGGCGGTCTTTCAGCAGGCGAACCTGCGGGGGTTGAAAATCGTCGTTAGAATGCTGCTACATTCAGAACAACGCGAATATGGGCTTGATCGCAAAACCAGTCAACAATATATTTTTGATCCTCTAGAGATTGTTCAATCACCGATTCGTCTAACTGGAAGGATATGGCCTGCTGGTCATGAATGAGGGTTCGATTCCCTCATCGGATGATTGATTAGAAAACGCATGGATAATCACCCATGAGTTGACTTTCAGCGCATAATCTAATCAATTGCTCTACATGCAAGAAAAGTCTCCAACCAAAATTGAGCAAATAGACATCAAGAAGCTGATCCCCTATGCAAGGAACAGCAGGACGCATAGCGATATCCAAGTCAGCCAGATTGCTGCCAGCATTAAGGAGTTTGGATTCACTAATCCCGTCCTGATCTCCGACACCTACGACATCATCGCCGGACATGGCCGTGTCCTAGCAGCCAAGAAGCTAGGTTGGGATTCTGTTCCCTGTATCAGGCTGGATCACCTGACCGACACACAACGCCGTGCCTATGTCATCGCAGACAACAGCATCGCACTTAACTCTGACTGGGATTTTGATATGCTTTCTGTCGAGATTGATGAACTAAATGACTTCAAGTTCGACGTTTCACTATTAGCGTTCACCAACGAACAGCTATCAGAATTGATCGGATCTCCCGAAGATCCCGTCGATAATGAGCTAAAAGCAGACGAAAAGACGCGCGATACCTGCATTTGCCCAAAGTGTCATTTTGAGTTTGTAAAATAACTAATACTTGCGTTGGGTATTCAAATAATATACGACGATTAAATGGCGACTCCTATTGAAGGTATGATCCCGCCGTCTGGCTGGCATTATTACCAAAGCGATGTCCGGCTAAACGGCAGCAATTACCGCGACCTCCTGAAGGTTGTGGAGAACTATCGTGCCGAGAATCATTTGCCATCCGGCGATGTCGAAGGAGATGTAAATAGCTACATTTGTTCTAACTGGCCGACATTCTGTCATGGCGTGGACATGGTAACTATTACTTCTGTCCACGCTCCTACTGCAACGACCGAACTTCTCAATGACATTCAGGTGTGGGCGCGTAACCTTCAACAGGCTAACCGACAGCTTCTTATGGTTACAGACGAGGAGGCAGAACGCCGCGCCAAGATTTGCCGAGGATGCGTCCAGAATGTCAATTGGCGTGGAGGGTGCGGATCTTGCATTCAGGCTACTGATCGCATTTCTGCGAGCGTTCGTCAGGGTCGTAATACTCCTTCCAGCGAAGTGCTTGGCGGTTGCCTCCTGCAACGCCATGACAACCGCTCTGCTATTTTCTTTGATAAAGACGAACTGCAAAGAGCAACCAACCTACCAGAGAACTGCTGGCTAAATACATAATATGGCTAACCTGAAACCGCTACCTCCGAAGATCACAGACGCATTTGCTAATAAAACAGCGCGTGTAGTTGACGCTCACGACAAGCCAAGAATTCTGGATCTGGATGTGGTAGACCCTAACAATGGGAATCTGGATACGGTTGATCCCAATACGCTCCAAGTACGCCGGACATTCAAAGACGCTACGCAGGCACACGCCGCATATCGCCGCCTCAAGCAGCAAAACGTAGAGCGCAATCGCAAGAATCAGCTAATCCAGAAGAAACTCAACCTTGAGCCGCCCTACAGCAACAAGAAGCTGGAAAGCATGGGTCAGAACTGGCGTAGCAATCGTCCTACTGGATTCCTTTCCACGATGGTGAGCCGCATTCAGCCTCCATTCAAAGAGGTCATTGAGACTGCCGCTACACTTACATTTGCCGAATACCCAATCGAAAGCCTTGATGCAGAAAATAAGACCAAGGTATTCCGCGAGGAAATCACCAAGGCTATCAGGGGCTGGAAGGGGTTTGATGATCTGGTTGCCCAGATTGTCCATGAGAATGTCACCTTCGGCTATTGCGGTCTCTGCTGGGATGATCTGCGCGATTGGAAGCCGGAATTTCTTCGCCAAGATTATACCTTCTTCAGCATTGAAACGCCGCAGGTCACCGATCAGACCCCCATCTGGGCGCGTAAACGCCGCTATCAGATTGCCGAACTGCTTCCTGTGTTGGAAAACCCGCCGCTGTCTGCTGCTGCCGGATGGCATATCAATAACCTCGTCGAGTCCATCAACAACGCCATCCCTGCCGGACGCACGCTTGATGCTGATGACGATGCTCGTCGGTACGAGGATTGGATTCGTGAGGGAAGTTACGGCGCGTCTTATGAGAATGATGCGAAGTATGTCGAGCTAGGCGAAATCCTAGTGCGCGAGCCGCATGGCAAGATTAGCCGCTATCTTTTTGATGATAAGAGCGGGAAGGAAATCTGCACGCAGGTTGATCGCTACAATAAGATGAGCGAATCGCTTGCGTTGTTTTCTGTGGAGATTGGTTCCGGCAACCTGATGTCCAGCCGAGGTGCAGGCCGTGATCTTTACAATACCCATGTCGCCGTCGAAAAAGCTCGTAACCTTGTAGTGGACAATACCTATCTGAAGGGTCTTCTCTTGCTGAAGAAAGGCCCGAACGCAAAGGTTGGCGTGCCGCCTCTGACTGTTGCTCACCCCGTTGCTTACGTCTCCGAAGGTTACGAGGTCATCCCGCAGAACGTACCTGCTGATACCGACGACTTCCTCAAGCTGGATCAGTTCGTGTCCGGCCTAGCCGAGATCCAAGTCGGAACCTTCCTCCCGTCTGCACCCGTTGAGGCCGGAGGCAAGAAGACAGCGTCTGAAGTCAATCGCGTTGCCGCCATCGAAAATCAGATCCGAGCCGGAATCCTGATGCGGTTCTCTCGCCAGTTCTCGCAGGCCGTCGAGCGTATGCAGCGTGGACTCTGCCACCCTGAACACATCAAGGCCGCTGCTGACCTGAAGGCATTGCTGGATGTCGTTCGCCAGCGTGAGCCTAACGCTGTCTGGGCGCGACGAGAGGTCGTTGATGCCTTTGATCGTAGCCTAATGGAGATGCCTCCGTTCATGGTTCCCTTTGAGGTTCCTGAACATCTGGATGAGGACGCAATTCACGCCTGCTTGAACATGATGGAGCGCAATGTGCCTCCCTCCGACATCCTGCTGATTGCTTACAGCCCTGCCAGCCAGCTATTGCAGGACACCACACCACAGGACAACGTGGTGCTGGACAGCCTGATCGCTCGCTACATGGGCAATCCAAACATCAACCAAGACGAGTTGATGAAGCTAGATTGGAGCCGCAAGCTCGGAGAGACGACCGCCAATGCCGTCATCTTGCCCAAGGATCAGGTCGAGGCCGTTGCTATTGAAGCAACTCGCCAGCAAATTGTGGAGCTACAATCGATCATTGCCGGACAGGAGATTCCTGTATCACCGCGAGACAACGATATCGTTCACCTCGATACGATGGTTCAAAAGCTCATGCCTGTCATCGCGCAGATCCCTGCTGGTGGACTTCCTCCAGAGGGAGCCGCACCGCTTGCCAAGGCTATGCAACACTTCGCTGGTCACATCCAGTCTGCCGAGGCCAAGGGAGCACCCAAGCAGGCAATCGCCAAGTATAAGCAGGCTCTTAACGAGGCTCACAAGCACCTCACCGCTGGACATGGCGCACCTCCGCCGCCGGACATCGCTCCTGCCGCCGCTCATCATGGCGGAGGACATCGCGGCCCTAGCGTTGCACAGGAGAAGATGCTCCAGCAGAACTATTCGGCAGGAACGCCGGATCAAGCCTCTACGGTTAGTAGCGTGAGCAACCCACCTCGCCCTCCTACCGCAGCTTAACCAACACCAACAACTAACCAACTACTACTATGGGCGGAGCCACCAATACCAACGATCAAAACCTTGTGGACTATTCTGGACGAGGAGCAAAGCCAGCGGGAGCAAGAGGCCAGATTCCTGCTGGACACTTTGATTCACAAGGTAGGCTT